TGCTCCTGTGCAGGCAGATTTGCACTCGATGCCAACAGTGCAGTTCTTGACGTAGCAGTTCTCGGCCAGCGCGTCGAATCCGAGCTTGATTCCGGTGCTGACGTGAGTAGCCGAGAACGCAACCCCATCCACGATGCACGATGTAGCAGAGCATCGCGCCCCGAGGTCGATTCCGACTGCTTCCGTGGTCCCCTGCTGGGCGATTACGTTGCAGTTGGTGAGGCTGACGTTGACAGCGCCAGAGACGTCGATTCCTAGGCCAGCGGTCACGTCCACGTTCTCGATGGTCGCGCCAGCGCCGGCCAGAGGCCCCGTGTCCAGGTTGGCCGTGATTCCGTAGTTGTTCGCGTTGGTTCCCGTGGGAGCCTCGATGGAGAAGTCACGAAGCGACCACGCGAAGCGCTCACCCGCACGCCTGCCAGCAGCCGTGGCGATGGTGAGCATGTTGAACGCGGATGACGTCGAGCGGATGATAGACTTTCCCTTGCCAGCCCCGATGATGTGCCCCTCGGAGCCCATGGTGATTCCAGAGGTAATCCGGTAGATTCCAGACCCTAGGTAGAGCGGCACGCCAAGCACGGAAGCCCTATCGAGGGCTCGCTGAAGCGGCTGGGTGTCGTCTGCTGTCCCGTTGCCGACGGCGTTGAAGTCGTATGGCGTGAGGCACAGTCCAGCTAGTACGTCGTGGACATTGCGTGCCACGACCCCGGTGGTGCCAGATTCTTTGTACTTTCCGTCGAGTCCGATGCTGGCCCCGATGCGGTCAAGGACGGTGCCAAGGGCGACTGGAATGTTCACATCGTAACTCACCCCTCGATGGCCAGTGAAGTAGGCGCTGATGACCTCGGTCTTGTAAGCCGTCTCCGACTCGCCTCCGAAAGCCTCGGAAGCCACGAAGCCGACCTGGATGCCGTCGGCGTCCTTGATGACCACGTCACATGGAGCAGCCGTCCAGACTTCGGACTGTCCAGCAGCATTCAACGGCACGGGCTGGGACCACGGAACGGTTCCGATGGAGTCCTGCCACACGTCGGCGTAGATGGACGAGCTTCCTGGCACGAAGAACTCGGCCGAGCCGCTGGCCACCGGGGCGCCGAGAGTGGTTCTGGCACCTGCGAACTTGAGCCATGAGATGAGACTTGCCATGCGGTCACCAGTTCTGGGCGTTATGCCCGATGCGAAGGTGGATCTGTCCGTGCTGGGCGTCCCCCGCCTTGCACTTGGCCAAGAGCTGGTCGGCCCTGGCGCGAAGGTACTGACCACGGTCGAACATGCTCGACATCATGGCGACCGACGAAGCGACGGCGAACACGAGGTACTGCGACCACGTGCGCACAAGGTCCATGGTCACGCCCCCGGTGTCTCCCGCCTTCAGCAGACGGACGCGGGTGTAGTAGAACGTGCTCATGGTCGAGTCGGGGATCGGCCAGAAGATGAGCTTCACGGTGGTGGCCATCTTCTCGACGTAGCAGCGAGATGGTCTACCAGAAACGGACGTCTTCACCGCGAGCTGAAGGTACTCTCCGCGCGACATGGTGCGGACCTGGGTCTCCACCGTGCCCACGGTATCCTTCACGGTCCCGATGGTGTCGTCCTGTCCAAGCTCCACGTCGATGGTGTCGCTTGCCAAGGTGTACTCGTAGGTCCCGGCCACGAATGGCACAGAGACGCGCTCGACGGTCGAGATGATGACCCCTTCGGACTGGAGCGTCTGGAGTTCCAGATTGAGGTGAGTGGCAGCCAGACGGATCTGCTTCTGAGTCGGCTCTTCGTCGTCCGACATAATGCCGGTGAGGCGAATGGCCGTGTCCAGCAGCTCGTCACGCTGAAAATTCGGCGTCGGGTTGACTGATGCTGTCATGGCTCCTCACGGGTCTTGGCCTTCACAGGCTCGATGATACCGACTTCCGCAGCCCCGATGTCATCCAACTCCTTGATGGTGAGCCCCGTTTCGTCGGAGCAGCGCAAGAGACCGTCGGCGTCCAAGCGCAGGTCGGAGCGGTGATACATCGCCCCGCAGTAGTCGCACATATCGGTCCAGTTTCGCGACGGTCCCGAGTAGCGTCTTCCGATTGTCTGCACCGTGGCCTCCGAAGAAAAAGGGCGGGGAAGCGGTGCTGGGGGAGTGAGACCAAACCCCACTCCCCCGCCCCAAGGTTTACGTAGAGGCGGTCCCGATGGCGAGGCCGGACTCGTTGACGTTGTTCACGCCGTAGTTCAGATACAGCGACAGGTCGCCGGCAGCGTTCACGCCGATGTGAGCAACACCGCCGTCGGTGGTGACTCGCAGTCGGTTGTTCGCGACGATGCCGGTGTTGGCCAGAGCCGCCGTGAAGTTGATGCAGGACGTGCTCGACGCCTTCCACGAGTAGAAGAAGTTGCGCTCGATGCGCACCTTCTTGCTCGCCGTGGTCAGCGACCGAATCAGGCCCTGAGCAACCCCGACTGTGACCTTCATGTAGTTGTCGGAGATGACAACGCCATCAGCCCCGGTCAGGACGATGACGTCGGTGATCTCTCCCGCAACCACAAGACTCTCGACCTCATTGCGAATGAACGTCACGTTGGTTCCCGTGATGGTCATGAACGTGGTGCAAAGCTGGTCGTTGTCGATGGCCACCTGGAAGTAGTTGTCATCGAAGACGACGCCCTCGCCGCTGGCGGTGAACGGAGCCGTCACTGTCAGCGCCGTCGTGCCGGCAGGGCCAGCACAGAGGAACCGGCAGTTGGAGATCCGAACGCCCTTCTTGTTCACGACCAGGGTCGCAGCCGCGACGGTGAACGTGAAAGTCGGCCGGGTGTCCCCAACGCCAACACCGATGATCTCCACGTTGTCCACGAAGGTCCAAGCCGTAGCAGCAGCAAGGTTCTCGGTGTGGCCAGGGAGCACGATGATTCGGTCACCGCGCCCACTGGTGCATTGGCCGAGAGCCGACGCGACCGACGGATAGAGACCACCGCTCATGTCCTTGGTGGACAGCTTGTTCATCCAGTCATCGTAGTAGGTTGCGGTCGTCCCGTTCCCGCGAACGAAGAAGACCTTCCCACCGACTGGTAGAACGAACGCTCCCCCGACCTCGATGCCAAGGCCGGGAGGAGTGGACGGCGGATTTCCGCTGATCCCTGGAATACCAAAGGTTCCCATGGTGGCCTCCTAGACCTGGCCCTGGAACCAGCAGCGCCAGTTCGACCAGCCCTGAGCGTTTCGGTACGAGACCTTGTAGTGCATGACGTCGGCAGCGTTGTCGACCCAACTCTTGTTGGTGATCTTGCGCTTCTGGAACAGCTTGAAGCCCTCGTCCGCGTCGGTCTTGAGGCCCCACATCGTGGTGCTGGCACCGTCGAGGTGGTAGATGGGCAGCACCTTGAGCCCGTAGCCCTTCACGATGTTGATGTCGTTGAAGTTCGAACCCGTGACCTTCTCCGACTTGAGCAGCGTGTTCCACACGTCCTCTTGGATGAGCGGACATACGATGGCCTTCGCCATCACGGGCTGCGGGAGTCCGTTCGGTCCAGGCATGAGGCCGAGCTGGGCCTTGGCCTGAATCAGAGCCGGGAGACTCGGGGACGAGTACACCGAGGCGATGTTCGAGACCGTCTGGCCGGACGGGGTGAGGTGCGACGAGCTTGCCAGGGCGACTTGGTCGTAGCCACCGACGACGGTCGTCGCGGTGATGAGGATGGAAGCGAAGTCCGCGTCCTCGGTGCGGTACGCGCTGGCGGTCAAGCGATTGGCCGCCTTGATGGCGTCCTTGTACTTGTTGTCTTCCATCGCCTCTTCGGTGATGCTCATGGCCTTGGCCATCGTCTTGGGCAGATACCGCTTCACGCCGCCGAGACGGAACTCGTCGTACGCGGGCGGCTGGCCTTCCGGCTTCTCCAGCAAGTACGTGGTCCCGGAGGTTTCCAGGTCGTCCACGTAGCCATCTTCCATCGGCTCGCCAGTGACGAGCTTCCCGGCTCCGATGCAGACCTGGAATTTCTCCAGATTATCGGTCGAGATGGTGTCGATGGTCTTCTTCATCAGGCGGAACAGTGGGTGTGAAGTAATCATGGTCGTGTCCCCTTACAGGATGGTGCTGATCTCGTGGACGGTGAAGTGGCCCTTCCAGTACGTCTGGGTCACGTCGTTGATTCGTCCGGACATCCCGTACTCGGGAACTGCCCTGAGGCGCAGTTGGGCCGAAACGGTGGTGTTCTGGAAGTTCGCCACGGTGTCGGCTGTGACTCCGCTCTGGCCGGTGATGGTGCTGCCGGCGTTGACCACGACATCCACGCACTGGCCGATTAGGGCCTCTGCGGCGGTCTGGGTGGCGGCTGCCGTCGGGACGTCAGTCTCGAAGACCTGGCCATCGACGGGAATCACCAGAATCACGGTGGCCAAGGGGTTCGCCTTGGAAGCCGTTCCGGTGTAGGTCGTGGCGGCGGGCAGGAATGCGCCGGGGCGCAGGATGCCGTCGCTTCCTCGGTATCGCTTGACCGACACCATGACGTGCGAGAATGCATCGCCAGCGGCGGCTTGAAGCATGCAGCCGTCGGTACCTTCCTTGACTGGGTCTCCAGCAAAGATGCCGTTGCTGTTGTTGGTGAGGACCACTCGCTCTTCGACGGGCGGCGTCCCGAGGGCCGGATTGGCGCGGTTGCCTACCCAGCGGAGCCCACCCTTTGCAGGTTCGATCTGTGACATGACGTTTTCTCCTTCGGGCTACGACTGTTTGCCGTTGCCGTCGATTACGACCTTCTCGTTTCGCTGTGGGCTCGCGAACTGGGCCTGGGCGTAGGCAAGCTTCCTCGCCTCGTACGCCGCTTGCTCGGCCTTCGGCCTCCACATCATGATTTGACCCTGCACCGAGATGCGATCTGAGCCATCCGGCATCAGTCGCGCCCCAATGACCTTCTCTTTGCACCCCTTCATGAGGGGAGCCCATCCCTGCGCCTCGCAGGCGGCGTAGCCAAACATATCCTCGTTGGGATTTGCCAGCATGTACGCTTTGCCAGGGTCGGGATTGCGGATGGTTCCAAGGTCTGCCCCTGTAAGGCTCCGCTGTTCCGGGTCTACACGTGTGATCTGCTGCTCAGCCATGTTCGCGTCACTCCTACCCGGTGACGCTCTTTTCCGCGCCGCTACGGGTGTTGCGGGGAATATGAGCAGCCTGGCTTGTCAGGTCGTGTCCGGTCGGCTTCTGCCAGAAAAAGCCCGGAAATAACCGTTACATGGATGATTTCACGCGCGACTTGGGAAGTCAAAAGGAAAAGGGCCAGCTCTTTCGAGCTAGCCCTTGAATTAAGTAACAACTTGTTACATATACACGGTGCGATAAACCAATGATTGCGGCAAGTTACATCCGCGCACCGTGCCTACTCGACGTCCCAATACCCATGTTTCTCCATCGCCTTGGTCCATCGAGCGATGTTCTGCTCTGGCGTCAGCTCCGGGTTTCCGGAGGCGATAGCTGCTTGGCGCTCGGCCGGCGTGAGGGTCCGCTTGGTGGAACGCTCGTTTCCCCTCACCGGGATGGCGTTGTTCCCCCTGTTGGACAGCCGGGCGGCCTGGGACGGCTTCGGGGCCGGCGTGGCTGCCTTCCGGATGCCTAGGTCGTGGGCGGCCTTCAGCAGCGCTTCCTGGCGCACCTTCATGGGGTTGACCTGCTCACCTCTTGCCAGGGCCAACTCCTCGGCCTGGGTCACGAGAGAGGCTGCGTAGCGCTCGGCGCGTGGGTTCTGGAAGACGTCGTTGAACTCGGCCCGGAGCTGCTGCTCCTGGTAGTTCATCTGCGGCGGAGGGCGGAACCCCTTCAGCTTCTCGTCCACCAGCTTGCCGGCGCGTAGGTCGATGGCCTCCTGGTCGAGCTTGCGGTACTCCAGCTCGATTCGGTCGGCCTCGTCCTCGTCCTTTGCCGTGCGGGCGCGCCGGATGAGCGCTGCCTGCTTGCTCTTGATGGCAGCCAGGTCGGGGTCGATTCCATTGTCCTGCTGGCGGGCCTGCTGGACCTGCTGCTGGGGCTGTTGGCGCTGGAGCTGAATGAACTCGGCGAGCTGTCGCTGGAGCGCTTCGTTCTGCTGTCGAATCGGGCCAAGGCTCTCTTCGATGCGCTTCTGGTTGCGCTCGTCGAACTCTCGCTGCTTGCGCTCCCTGCGGCTCTCCCGATGGACCTCGACCTCGGTTTTGCCGTCGCGCTCGGAGACGTCGACGTCACGGTCGTTGTCGTCGGGCTGCTCGACTTCGGGGCTCTCGTCGATGCGGTCGTCTTCTGATTCTGATGGAAATGCCATGGTCACTCCTTACATATCGTCTGCGAAAGAGGGTGGGTCGAAGCGCGGGATGCACTCGTCAGCGATGACGAGCTGGTGCTTGCCGTCGCGAAGCTCCACGCGCACTTTTCCGGCCTTGCGAGATTGAAGCAGGTCTTCGGACATGGTCACGTCCCCGGCCTGCATGAAGTAGAACTCCACCGGCTTCCCGTCGATCTTGGTGTCGACCTCGAAGCGCCATGGTGTGTGGCTGGACATCCAGATCATCTCCCCGAGCTGCATGCCATTCCCGCGCAGGATGTCCATGGCCTGGAGGCCCGCCGAGACGATGATGCCTCGTGGTGAGCGGAACTCGTTGTTGGAGTGGACCGTGTCCGGCATGACGATGGATCCGCCATCGACGAACGTTTTGCGGGACGCTGCCTTGTCGGGAATGCGGTACACGATGATGCGCGCGAAGGTCGCCTCGCCAGGCCACGGCGGGATGCTGTGCTCGGCGATGCGCTTGTCCAGCAACGACTTAGCCATCGGAGCGCTCCAGCATCATCGCCACTACGCATTCTGTGCGAGAGAGGTGTGTCCCGTAGCAGGCGATGAGACGCACGTCCGGATCTTTGCTGAACTTCGCCGCGTTGCAAATCGCATCTCGAATGACCCGGATGTCCTCGTTGAGCTGCTTCAGCAGTAGATTCGTCGATGGGTGCTCTCTCCATTCGGCGTAGTCGCTCGCCGATATGGCATCCATGAGGCACGCGTTCACATTCGGCTTCTCTTCTTGTTGGTCCATTGGTTCACTCCCTTGGTTTGGTTACTGACTCGGGGCCGCCTCTGCGGGAACCCCTTGCTGCGAATGGTTCTGCGGCGGCTGGGCGCCGGGCGCGGTGGTGGGCTTGCCGCTTGGGATGGTCGGCGGCTGCGGTCCACCTGGGCCACCGGGCGGCGGGCCTCCTGGCATGCCACCCATCATAGCCTGCTGCTGGGAAGCCATTGCCTTCTGCTGGATCTGCATCTCGATGGCCTTGTCGTCCATGACGTACGGCACGAGGTCGAACATATCACGGGCCTGGAGGCACTTTCTCACGGCGTTGGCGATGACCTGTGGTCCCAGGAAGACCTGGGTGAACAGCTCGGGCGGGATACCCTTGGTGAGCATGCCGAGCACGTCGTCCGCTTCGGCAATCCGCTGGGCCTTGGAAGCGAATCGCAGGTCTGCCGTGAAGCTGATGGCGTAGTCGTCCTTGTAGAGGTCGCGGGTGACCTTCAACTCGCGGGTCTTGCGGTCGCGCGGGTCTAGGACGGTGACCATCTTCCAGTCGGGCAGGTTGTAGTAGTTCAGCAGGGCGTTAAGCTTGATGACGTTGGTCAACATCTCGACGATGTTCCCAGCGAACACTGTGAGCTGCTTCACAGCCTGCTCGACACGGGTGGCCTGGCCTCGGAACGTCTCTGGGCCGTCCTTCTCGCCCGAGAGCACGTCGGGGGCGTTGGCGATACCGTCCGCCGCTTCCTTCTGCATGCTGATGGCCGAGAGGAGCTGCGGGTTGGGCGGCGTGGTGGGAATCTTCCAGATGCTCTTCTCGATGGCGTCCGGTGGTAGGCCGCGCACCCTGGTGATGGTGTTCGGGGCGATGGACGTCACGCCGGGCGGGAGCTTCAGGTTCTCGTGCATGACCAGCGTATTCGACTGGGCCATGGTGCCGGCATCGACGAACTGGTTCAGCAGGATGTTGATGGCCTTCTGGTGGGAGACGAGCAATGTCCCGATTCCGAGCCCGTGGGAGCCGTCGGGATTCTCGATGCACGTGCCGCACGAGAATTGCTCAAGCACCTTGCGCCGGCAAGGCTTGGGCATGGTCGGCATGCCTGTCTCGTCGAACTCCATCCACGGTGGGACGGGCGGCGGTGGAGGCGACTGGGTCCGGACCTGCTGGGCCACCATGGAGCCCTCTTCTGGGTCCACATAGGGCTGCTGCAACGCTGGCAAGAGCTGCTGTTCGAGCTGAATCGCCTCCATGTGCTTGGAAGCCAGGGCGACGTACTGGGCGTACTCCTGGTTCTCGCGCTCGTAGCGGGCAGAGTCTTCGGGGTCGTCGACCTCGCGCTTGTAGATGGCCAGCGGAATCTTGGTCCCGTACTCGATGACCACGCGGACAGCGGTCTCCTCTTCGTCACCGGGGAAGGTGGTGAAGGTGTGCTGCTCCAGAATCATGAAGGGGGCGTCGGTCTTGTTCTCGTCTCGATCCTTGCCTAGGAACTTGTCCTGCAAGTCCTTCAGCGGGTGGTCGGTGCCGTCGTCGTTGTCGCCCTTGAACTGCTTGTCGAACACCAGCTTGAGCTGGGCCTCGTCGTAGTCGCCGGCCTTGGCCAGACGGATCATCTGGCGCTTGTACTTGCGCCACACGCGGGTCTTCCGCTGCACGTCGCTCATGTCGGCCAACGGAGGCTTCCAGGTGTACGGGAACACGAACTCCTCAGGCCCCAGGTACTCGTGGCGGTTCTTCCCGGTGTCGGCGTCGAAGTAGCTGTGCATCACCCCGAAGCCGCTCTTGAAGAACTCCTGAATGAACCGGCGAAGCTGCTGCTTGAAGTCGGGGATGTCCTTCGCAAACTGCCAGTTGTCGTGCAGGGTGACGACCTCGGCCCGATCTTTCGACAGCGAGCCAGCCGGCAGCGCCTCGAACAGCGGCGTTTTCATCGGGACCAGCTCGGCGTACACGCGGTGGCTCACCCGGAGCAGAAGCTCCAGCAGCACGGGCTCGTGCATGTTGGCGCAGTGGCGGAACGGCTCTTTCTTGGGCTCCAGGTCGCCGAGGTAGAGCTTGTTGATCTCCTTGAGTTTGGCCATCCACGGCTCGCGGGACCGGCAGTCCTCCTCGAACGTGTCGTAGACCTCTTGTCCGATCTGCTCGTCGAGGTACTTGGCCACGTCCGGCCTTGTGGCAGCCAGGGAAGCGAGGTGTGGAATCAGGTTGACGGCGTCCTCGGGGAACTCGATGGGGCCGATGGGCTCCTGCTCGATTTCCTCGGGGAGTTCTTCCTGCTGCTGTGGGATTTGTTCGTCGTCCATGCTTCACCTATCCGCTGAAGTATCCGCCGCCAACTGCTGTTCCGCGCTCTGCCCGGAGCTTCCCCAACTCGTCGTCGTCGTCCCAAGGGTCATTGCGCTTGTCGAAGTCCGTGACCTCTCGCTCGGTCGGCTGGGCCATCCTGTGCATGACCATGTACTGGATGGCGTTGAGCCAGTGGTTGTTGTCGTCGTCGAGAGGGGCTTCTTGGTTGTTCGGGTCGATTCGAATGAGTGGGATTGTCCGAATGCAGTGGGTACAGGTATCGAAGAAGGTAATGCCAGGGCGAGTGCCAGGTTTCGTTGGGATGTCGCGCAGCCTGCGAATGAACTCGGCCGTGCTGGCAACCTTATCCTTCGTGCATTTCTCCCAGTACACGCCGTGCCCCGCCATCGACTCTTCCATGCTCGGTCCGACGGTTCCGATGCGAGCCGAAATCTGGTTGTCGGCAGGTCCGGAGAGCTTGGAGCAGTCGTTTCGTTCATCCCACTCGCCATGCTGCTTCTCAATGCGTCGAATGGCAAGCGCCACCAGCTCGGCGTCCTTTCGGTCCTTCTCCTTGACCTTGTGGTTGAAGGTGACCTCTCGGTACACAACAATGTCACCGTCTGGGGTGACGGCGTACCAAAGGATCGGGCAGGCGACCTTGTAGCCCATGTCCATCACTCGGCCCCTGGGCCAGCCAGCCGGGATTGGGTACGGCTTGACCACGTGGTGTTCTGGCTTCCACTCGTAGGCAAAGAAGGCGTCACTGACGACGTCCCAGCGGCCTTCGAGGCGGGCCAGCATCACGTGGTGGGGGAGCATACGCAGATCTGCCTCGTACCTGCGGCGGAACTCGGCGCTCGGATTGTCGGAGAGCCGCGCCGGGATATACATCCTGGTCCGCTCCTCGTATGTCCCGTCCGACATCTTGATTCGATCGACAAGCAGCTTCCTACCTGCTGGCGCAGGGTCGACGAACCGCTCTTTCACCCAGAGCCCTTCGGCTGGGGCGTCCGGATTGCTCGCGAACCGCTTACGCAGCTTCCTAATCAGGATCGGGTCGGTGGTCCTCACGCGCGAGCAAATCATCCTCACTGGATATTCGGGGAACTGAATCGCTTCATCGATTCCGAGCCAGGTGTATTGACTGCTGTCGTAGGAACGGTAGTCCTCGGGCTTCTGTAGGTGGCCCATTTGATACTTGTACCCACAAGGATGCGTGAGGATTTTCTTGTCCGAGTTCCAGTGGAAGTCCGGGTCAATCTTGAATGCAGTGTCGAGCAATTCCACCAGGAACTGCTCCAGTTCCGGGAATGTTCGCCGAAGGTAAAGCGCCCAACCTACGCTTCTGAAGTTCTGGCCTGCGGCGCGCATCGCATTCCATCGGTCGATCTCTCCATAAATCTGAGTCTCGAACGGGTCCATCTTGAGGAACACCGTCTTGCCGGG